TTCGATTATGTCCGAAGTTAACCCAAGGACGCTCATGGAGCTCTCCCGGGATTCCTTTTTCGGCAAAGAATTTCTTGATTATATCTTGGGTTCCGTCTGTGGACCCAGTATCCACGATCACCCAATAATCTATGAACTTGTAAATACTGTTGAGGCACTCATGGATGATGTGCGACTCATTCTTGACGATCATGCTCAAAGCCACGGTCTTTTTCATAATATACTCCAGATGTGCAAGCGTACTCTTATGTATGCTTCTTCTTGCCGATGTGATACTTCGGAATCAACTCCCACTCATGTTTTTCTTTGTGTGGAATGATCTTCAATTGTTTCAGACTCACGACAGGAGATGATGACTTGTCGATATCGACTATATCAAGCAATCCCCATTCAGCGAGAAGACCGACGATGGCATTTCTCCTGCCAATGTCGGTCTCGTCGGTGTCGGTCTCAAGCCCATCTAGGGCAAGAAGTTCCTTGAAATGTAATATTGCGTATCTTCCGCGCTTATGCAGAATGTGGCATGATTGATATAACTTATTTTGAGTTCGGGACGAAACTCCCATGCGGGTGAGAGTCTCTTTAATTTTTAGGAAATCCTCTGCGTCCTTCAGTTTGATTTCCACTCCATAATCTTGAAAAATATTCTCGTCCATATACAAACACCTTTATTCATGGTACATGCATATGTAGGATATTTTATCCTTTAACCTCCTTTATTTAACCCTTTATACATGGCAGAAATGTCTTCTTCCGTCAAGATGGGCAAAATATCTAGAGCCTTTTGGGTGGAATAACCAAAGTACCTTTTGATCAAGTCGATTTCTTTGGGATGGGTGATTTTTTCCCACTTACTGAATCTTTTTCTCTGTCTGAGCCCATGGAAAAAGTAGTCATATTGCATTCTCTTGGGAAGATGCCAAGATGTATTCATCTGGTTGGCTTGCAAAAGACTATCCGGGAAATAGGACATGCATCTGTTGATCATGAAGGGATAATACTCCTTCTCGTCTCGGGAGTCCTCCATCACATGCTTTTTCTCGTAATTGATGCTGTTCAGGTAATCTCGTAATTCCATTATTTAAACTCACAGGACATCATAAGTTCCACGATACACGCCGCCGTATTGATTTCCTGATCCGCAACAAATGCCGCCTTGTACTGGTATTCGGCAAGGATCAGAATGGCTTGGGGAATGGACGATGGGGTAAGATTATCATACAGCCCATCGTAGATCGATCGGAAAAGGTCAATCTGAGAGTTATCCATGTTCCCAGCCACCCACTTCCTAGCCGAAGCGAAGTCCTTGGACTTCATGAACCCAATCAGGTCCGTGATCTTCTGGTTTTTAGTATCGGCTAGAATTCCGACATCAATCTTGCCGGAAACAGAGTATCTTTGCAGTTCATTCAGGATACGACGGAAGTCCGGGAAGTGCTTAATGATGAGTTGCGACAATACCTTCTCATCATATGCGATTTTCTCGTTCGTGAGAATATTGACGCAACGATCAAAGAATTCCTTGGCCATCTTCGGCTTGTCCTTAGCCGGGATACTGAAGTCAATAACAGTGCAACGGGAGTGAATCGGTTCAATGATTCGATTCTTGTAGTTGCAGGTCAGGATGAAACGACAGTTCTTGGCGAACTCCTCGATTGCTCCACGAAGAGCCGGTTGGATACTGGATGCGTTACTGTAGTCGAACTCATCCAGAATCACGACCTTCTGCTTGTCGTTCAGAGACACCGTACTGGCAAAGGTGCGGATCTTGTTTCTGAGTGTATCAATGTTGCCATCCTCTGAACAGTTGATCATGATATAATCACAATCAAGATCATTGCAGAGAGCCTTTGCAACACTAGTCTTGCCCGTGCCTGCCTTTCCAGCAAGCATAAGATTTTGTGGTACACCGGATTTGACAATCTCCCGGAAAGTTTTTTTGATGCTTTCCGGGAGAATGCACTCCTCGACCGTTTTGGGGCGATATTTTTCTACGAAGAGATTTACTTCAGGCATGTTTATTCGCTCTTGAGTGCGATCCAATAGGTCAGATCAATTGAAAGATTCTTGAATTCTGCGACTGGTCCCTTGGAAATCGTTACTTGATAATCGCCGGGCAATAGACGCAAATGCTCGATGTCGATTGTAGATTCAAAACTCTGATTACAAGATCCCAGATTAACAACATAAGTGTTACTCGTAGCATCATCTTCATCATGAAGACATGCATTCAGCGCACCACCATCGCTCTCAAATGTGATCTGAGGAAGCTGAAGGACTGAAGATGCCTTTAACATCCCAGCAAAGGTGTCCTGATAGATTGAGAAGGAAACCAACGTCTCAGGCATCTTGACGGACTTCGTAGGAGCAGTCAATAGTTTGGGTTCTGAATAGTAATACCTAACCGTCGATTCCGGTCCTTCAATCTCCACAGACTTCTCCCCGAAGTAGAGAGTGGGGTCGTTGAACAGGGAAAGAACACCGAGAAACTTGTTAAGATCCCAAATACCAAATTCAGTATCAAACTCTTCATCTACGATGGCTTCTGCCATCATGTTCTTGCCGGGTGAAATTGTAGAAATCTTGTTACCGGGTCTGACAAGAAGATTCGAATTGATACCTGAGAAATTTTTCAGAATACCAAGTGTATTCTTGCTGATTGAAATACCTGTCTTTGTCATAATTAATAGTCCTCCATCATCTCGTCGGCATAATCAAGATATGCCTCCGGATCGTTTTGGTTTTTCGGATCGTTCATTATATCACGAACATGATGTCGCTGTCCCTTGTTCTTTTTGCGATTTACTGATTTTTCGCTACGCTTGCGATCACGATCATCATTATTCCATTTATCTTTCATATTTTTCGACATAGTTCTCTCATTATAACACACTCAAAAAAGAAGTCAAGTCAAAAAGTCTCGACCCATTGATACGAGTCACCATCATAAACATATGTGTATTCTCTTCCGCTCACGGTATCAAACCACTTATCGCCGGGAGTGGGACTTGTTGGGTAAGTGTTTCCATATGTGAATTGCATTCCACCGGCTGGTCCAGTGTCTCCCTTTGGTCCTTTTTCTCCGATACTTGCAATTTCAATCCACTGACTAGAATCACCATCATTCATGTAGATAAAAAATCTACCAGAAGAACTATTAAACCATTGATCCGCTACTTGAGGTGATGCTGGAGGAGTTGATGCATAAGTTAAAGTTATTCTCCCGCCAGTGCCCCCTGTCCCCCCGACAGCAGCCGAACCCATGACAAGCCATCCTCCATTTACTCCAGACAACGGAGTTCTGGTTGTTTGTTGAACAGCCAAATAAGTGGATTCTGCTCCGCCGCTATTTGTGTATATTACAAGATCTCCCAGATTATAGGTGATCTGCCTACCATTGATATCGTAGGCTCTCCATTTCCCGACAAAGTTTACATAGGACGCTGGCATATTCGGTATTTATCCTGTCGCGATCATTTTGCTGAAATTATTCTTCTTTTCAAAGGTCAGAATGTTGGGGAACTTATCAATCAATTGATCAGTCTTGTGACTGATAATAAAGATATTGGAATTGTTTCCCAAGGATTTCAGTAACTTCATGAACTCTTCCGTACCACCCGTATCCAGAGAAGAATCGAATACCTCGTCCAAAATCAAAAGATTGCAGGAAACGCTATTCTTCATGCGGGCGATTTCTCTCCAGCACAGAAGCAGGCTAAGATCAATTCTCATCTTTTCTCCTTCACTGAAACTCTCATATGAGAAATCATCTCTGTGTCGGCTTTTGATGCTTTCCTTGAATTCCTCATCCAGATTGAACTTGACGAAGAAGTCCATGGCAGAAAGGTACTTATTGATAAGCTTATTGATGATCGGCAGATAATGCTTGATGATCTTGGATTTTATTCCCGAGTCCTTGAGGAGCCCCCCAATGACTTCATAATATTGTCCATCCTCAATAATTCTTTTGATCTCCCCAGAAAGTTTATTTTTTTCTGCAATAACCTTTTCCAGATTCTTCCTCTCTTCTTCAGAGTCATCTTTCGGTGGGTCATTGACTTTTTTATAGAGGTCTCTTTGTTCTGCGAGAAGTCCTTCATATCTCGAATCCAGTGTAGCAATTTTAAGTTCCAGAGTCCTGATCTTCGACTCTTTTTCCCTAGCAGCATCATACTCGGTGGTTTTAGATTTTACAATTTCTTGCAATCTTTCAAGATCCTTTTTTAACATATCGATCTTTGCTGAATTGCTGGTAACACAGGAGTGTTTTGTTTCTTCTGAAATCTCCTGACGGCAGGTGTTGCAAACATGGTTGTCATTGAAGAAACGCATTTCTCCTTCCAGCCTTTTGATGTTTGACTTTATCTCGGCTTCTTGGGCATTGAGTGCGTTTAATTCTTTTTGAATGCTGTTTGTGGTCACATCTTCGGACTGCATCTCATCAAGTTCTTTTTTGAGTTTTTCTCTTTCCTCGTAAGTGCCCCAGACATGTCCCTTGCAAATCTTGATCTTCTCTTCGATATCATTCATCGCCTCATCATTTTTCTTCTTGATGTTATTGATGTAATTCAAAGAGAGTCTTTCCTTTTCCTTGAGAACTTCAAGTTTGCTCTCAAGAGTTTGGTGACGAATCTTCATTTGGGAGATCTTCTCTTTCAGTACGACGTTCATTTCAGAGAACACTCCGATGTCCAGAATGTTCTCAATGACGGCACGGCGGTCGGCAGCAGTCAACTGCATGAACGGTATAAAGGATGCCTTTCCAAGGATCACCACTTGGGTGAATGACTTGTAAGTCATGTGGAGAATATTCTCCTCCAGATGTTCCTGATAATCCTTGGTCTTGGAAGATTGATTGATGAGATTGCCGTCCTGATAAATCTCAAAGATCTTCGGGCTGAGGCCACGGCGGATCATGTATGGAATCTTGTTTATTTCAAGTTCCAATTCGACCAGACAATCCTTCTTGTTCACTGTATTGACAAGTTGAGGGATGTTGATATTTCGAAAGGGCTTGCCGAACAAAGCAAAAGTGATGCTGTCCAATAGGGCAAACGATTTACCGTTGCCATTGCTGCCACAGACCAGAGTATTTGGTTTCTTGTCGAGTTCGAGTTCCGTGAACGTGTTCCCGAAAGAACCAAAATTCTTGAAGCGAACTTTCTTGAATGTAATCATCTGTGTTGACTCTCGATGTATATGTCTTTGATCAGCGACTTCAGCTTTGTCTTGTCATGGGATAATTCCATGGTATCGATCTCGGTACTGATGAGACTGAATGTGTCTTGAGACAGATCAACCCCTTCTTCAGTCGATTCTTCCTCATAGTTGTCTTCGGCAATCGTAATCCCGTAGACTCCTACACTATACAGTTTTTCCATCATCTGATCAAGAACAGATTGGTGCTTCTTCTGTTTCACGAAGATCTTGACAAAACAATTCTTGGCATCTGAATAATCGGCTAATAATATTAGGTCTTTGTTCTTGCCGCTGTCATCGTAAATGTATTGGCGGAACATTTGTCTGGGATTTTCCACGAATTCGATTTCGCCCGTAGATGTATCCAAAACATGGAAACCCTTTTGTTCATTCAGATCGCTCATGTACAACTGATACGGAGTTCCGAAATACGAAATGTTGTCCTCGTAACTCCGAATGTGAAAATGTCCGGACATGACCATATCATACTTCTTGAACATGCTTGAAGGCATACCACCTTCGTGGCGAATGCCTCTCAGGACCTCCCTACCGTCTATCTCGAAGTGTCCCGCCAAGGTCCTGCAAGCTGCATCCTTGATGAACTTCTTGGACTCTTCGACGTTCTCTTTGGTTATCCAAGGCATCATGCCGATGCAATATCCATCATAGTCTTTAATAATAGGTGCTTCTATGACATTTATATTGTCGAAACAAGCAAACATTTCTTTCGGAGTATTGATTGAATTGGTGTTCTTAAAATAACAATCATGATTTCCAAGAATCAAATCCATATGAATTTCTTGCTCTTGCATAGGAGCAAGGATCTTTTTTCTGGTCTCCGACAGAATGTTAATGTTTATGTACTTTCTTCTGTCGAAGAAATCCCCGAGGTGTAGAACATTTTTTATGCCGTGATTCTTGCAGTAGGGGAAAAATACATCTTTAAAAAAAGAAACCGAGTTCTCGAAAAAAATAGGAGAATCGTTTCTGATTCCTATATGAGTATCGGTTATAATTGCAAGTTTCATTTCTTTTTTGTCTTTTTCTTTTTCTTCTTTTTCTTTTTTGTGCCCGATAATCTTTCCAAATCCGTTTCACTCAACTGAAAGACATCCATTAAGGGGTTTTCAGTTTCTTTATTACTTTCTTCAAGATAGTTTTCTTTGAACCATCTATGCATTGATCCGTCATCCATCATTTCAGTTGCCTTTAATTTGACATATGCTTGTTTCTTTTCTTTTTCTATTCTTCTCAGAAAGGCAAAATAAATTATTTGAGTGAAATATGAGAATGGGTTCTTTGATTTTCTGGGATTAAAATTGTGGGCATACATCAGGCAATTTTCTATACCGTCTCCCACCATTTCTTCCCTATATGGGTAGTTTGCAAAATTTGGTTTTTGTGACAGATGTTCGGCTATGTTGAGTATACAAGTTCCGATATAATCAGTGACTGGTGGGCGTTGATCGCCACTATTTTCTGCGGCATCAACCACTTTTTTCCATGCTACCATCTGTTTGTAGAATTCTTTATTGTCTATGTAATGATTGGTTTTTTTTGGCATGCCTTATTATAACACACAACCGTCTGAATATCAAGCACGTTGATCTTGATTTTTGTCAAACTTTGTTCTTGACAAGTTTCCACGATGGCTTTATAATTTCCTTGTCGTGATTCAATGACATGAACCCTCTAAGATTATTTGTAGTCTTCAGAAGATAAGTCAGGGTTCCAATCGGTCCATCTGTTCCCAAAGTCTTTGTGATTCTTTTGATCACCCGTATATTTTGTAGAATTACCTTCAGAAGCTCCCTTTTTGGGAGCTTTCTTGCTATTGGGAGGAAGAGGCTTCTTTTTCTTGCTCTTCTTTATATCCTTATACATTTCACCAAAGACTTCTGGATCTATGATGTCCGATTCTATAAGATCAATTAGCATATCGGGAGGAAACATCATGTTCATAAAAATCATGTCTTCTTTGTTCGGTTTTTCAGGAGATTTATTGTCTTCTGGTTTTTTCATGTCTTTTAACACATCATCGAGTTTTTGAGTATTATCTGACAAAAACTTCATCATTTTCTTAAAATCTTCATCTTCATCTATGTTTGCTTGTTTTTTAAACTCAGTCAATTTAAACTTTGTATCTTCTTTTTCCTTTTCGGTTTCATATAAAGAAACCGCATCTGGATTGGGATTTATAAAAGACACAACATGATCTGTCGGAATATCAATTGTATTGTCCGCACTTAGAGGAATCCAGTTTTTCATAACAAGGATTTCTTTTGGTGTTCCATAGTAATCTTGAATCATCAATGAACGGAAGCACATGGGCCTCTCAACCGTTATTTTTTTATTTGTGGAATTGGAAATCCGCGCAATTATTTCCTCACCGCTTCTCAACTTCATTATCTTGTATTGTGTTTTTTGTTCCATGCCCATCCCTTTGCAAATTTATTGATATCAGACGATGCACGAATCTCTCTTTAGTATATATTCTGAGCCTTTCCTGAAGGTGCTTGTAGGTGTGGTTCTCATATTTTTTGTATCTGAGATCATCAGATATGTCATATATGACCACATTTTCCTTCGTTTCGCTCTTTCTAAGCCCTCTTCCTATCGATTGAAGAACTCTTATTACAGATTTCGAGGGAGAAGCAAATATTATATTATGAATGTTTCGTATATTAATACCAGTGCTTGTAGTTCCATAACTAGCCACCATTATAGAATTATTAGATTTGTCAACAATCTTTCGTATCTGTTCCCTTGTTTCCGTTTCCGTCTTGCCAGAGACGAAATGCGTTTCT